CCGCCCGCGGCGACACTAAGCACCTTATACGAGTTAGTAAGACGATTAAACTGGAATGTAGTAGTTTGACTCAGCTTGTCAACCGCATCTTCGGTCGCACCCGCTGAGTTAGCAACTCTATCTATTCCGTCCGCGAAATCTTTTGTCCTATTCCGCGCTAAGGAAAGTACGCCGTTAAGTGCTTCTGTTGTGGGTATTACTTTCCCTATTGCCGTGTTGCTTCCGCCGGTGGCGACTATCAAGTCTTCTATAAGGCCCGACAATCCGCGCGCCTGTAATCCCTCTTCGTTCCACTGAACTCCAAGCTCTTCTGCAGCCTGAGCAGCCTGAGCAGTGGGTTTTAAGATGGTCTCTAATATTGATCTAAACTGAGTAACTGCTTTGGAAGTTGTATTACCCGACGTAGTTATCTGTGCTATTCCAGCTGCCACAACCTCGAATGGGACACCAAGACTACTGGCAATCGTCACAGTATCACCTAGTGAAGCTGCTAACTCCGGGAAGGTGGTCTTACCGTCTCGAACCGCCTGAAACATCTGATCGGATACTAGTGCCGCGTGCTCCGCACTTAAACCATAGGCGTTTAGTACGGTTGTCAATCCATCGGTGGCGGTTTCGATATCAGTCACTCCGCCAATGGACGCCTTTACAGCTGATTCAAGAAGTGCATTGGCTTCAGCGCCTGCCGTAGCACCTGCTGATATCGCTTGATAGTATGCACGTGCCGCAGTGACCTGATCCGTACCGAATCTAATACCTAAAGACTGAATGGCGGATGTTATTCCCGCTAACTGCTCCGGTGTTCCAGCTATTAGAGTAGACACCTCAGCAAGTGATTTCTCGAACTCTGCAAACTGCCTTACAGAGGCAATCGCTGCAGCTCCTGACGCGGCTATCGCCGATGCAACTAGCGTTGCGGGATTTATCATATTCCCCAGCGCAACACCNGCACCTGTCGCTGCGGTACCAAGTCCNGTGAATGATTTCTGNGCACCCGCGTTGGCGGCGGATGATCTTCTGCTTGAAGCCGCCTGTTTACCCTGAGTACCTGAAAGGTTCTCTATCTTACGCGCAGTTGTATCTAGTTTCTGATTTGCGTCGCTGGAATCAGCGCGAATAGTAAACTTACGCTCTATCGTACGAGGCAACTTTTCGCTCCTTTTCTATCACTCTCTTTTCTTGATCCGCGCACATAACAACATTCTCCGCGATTCTCAGCATATAGAAAGATTTTGGATTCATGTCGATACCCATTGATTCCTTCACCGCGGGGATAACCTCATACTTAAGTCCCTTACGAATTCCGTTTTCGGTATTCCACTGAGACGCCATCGCTTGGAATAAAACAAGTGCATAGTAGGTATCGTCGTCTACTTCAAATACCGGCTCCTCTTCCTGATTTAACTTCCCCATTTCCAAATCCGCAAGCATCTCATCTTCGGATAACATGGGGTAGCCAGCTATGGCGCGAGCTACTTTTTTACTGCTTCGGCATTAGCTCCGCCATCTATTAAGGAATTCTGATACTCAACGGCGACCGCCTTCATAATTGTTGTATATGACAGAAGCTCCTTGATAAGTTCAGGCTTCCCGGAAACTCCCTCAATCTCTACCCCGTCTTCTACGTCAACTACTAATTTCGTTAACCATGTAATAGGATTATCATGTAGCAGTCTTTCATTTCTCGACATACCATCGACCTTGTTATTCAGGTCCGATATCTCTTTGGCATACTCATTGTGTTTGAGTCGTTTAAATCGAAACCTAATACTTCTAGTTTCTGTTTCTCCCTCCTCATCCACCCAAGGAAAACTGACTACTCGCCAAAATTCATTACTTCGTTTTATCTTAAAAGACATGGTGTTATTCCTTAACGTAGGTTAAAGTGTTCGAATTTCAATATCGTCGTCGCCATCTCTAGGCACGAATCTCAACGGTATGTTAAGCATATAACGTCCAGCGTTGTCTTCAATACTAGGTGAAGATAACGTAACATTAGGCGCAAATATCGTGGTTCGATTACCTGCTCGGCCATGTTCTAGGAACAATCCGCCGCCGGTTAGGTTTCTAATTCGATTGAACCAGTTGAACGTGTCAATAGGCGGCATCTCAATTATGATATTACCTGAAATAGACCTGTTGTTCAACTCAATGGCTTCGCTGCCCGGTTCGTCAATCGTAACGATCTCATTACCAAGGTCGAAGTTAAGCGAATTCATTACGACACGCTGTCCATGTATCACCGCATATCGTGTATCACGGCTTGTTACACCCTGTGGCTTGTTATAGGTACCATACTGATACTGCCTTTGAGTAGTACGCGCTGGGTCAACATAAAATCCTTGATAGGTAAACTGATATTGCGGCAACGCGCCCGCGGTCAACGCACAACTCATATTGCCACGTGCTGACTTCAGAATGTGCGTATTACCGTCTAAATTAGAATCAATCCAAACTGTCTTAGGATCGTTGGAATTAGGCCGGTAGATATATGACGCACCATAGACGTGCCAGAAATTCGCGAAATTCACTGAAGTTGGGCTATTGTCGGCCGAACTGGTATGTGTGGTATGCGCACGGTATAGATTGCCACCGCTGGCATATATATCGCCAGTAGCCACCGTGGTCGCCACCGCCCAGTCCTCAACCTCTGCCCAGAAATCATCTTTACTTGATCCTGTGGAAGGGTTGTTTGTCGTGGCGCCGGTGCTGGCGGCGATAGCTCGATAAAAAGTACTACTTACAGTAACTATGTCGCCTACGGCATAGCTGGTTCCGGTCGCCCAGTCTTGCGGATTGTGTGCTCTTCCACCAAATCCAGCACCTTGGATAACTGCATCATACGCAGGTCTGGTGTAAGGATTACCGGAATTTGCGCTGCCCCGACCTGCCATATAGACACCGAAGGTGCATGAAACGCCATTACCGATTGAAACTTGTTCAACGGCCCCTAGTGTTGATCTATCTTGTTCCAGATCAACAACATTAGCTTCAATTGGCGTAATGTCAAATCCAATTGTCTGAAGGGCGTCAGCCCCCGTTATTGTAGGATCAGCGCCTTTTGTCGTTTCGACCTTTGCGCCAACACCTTTGATAGCAAACTTAAGTGCCATTTAATTAGTCTCCGTAAAAATTGTTTCTAGTTACATCTGTTGATTCTGTCACATAGTCTACTCTATAGATAAGAGTACCGACCAATGTTTCACGATCATCATGCGTAAGTTCTTGTGAGTATCCCTCAAGTGACGTCCATTCAACTAATCCGTCAAATCTTGGATCCTCTGCGGCGACGGCTTCTTCGACCATTACACTCAGGTCTTGGGCCAGAAATCTATTAGTTTGTTCTGCATTTGCAACAATAATGGCTACACCGACAAACAATGATCTTGAATTGTAAACCGGGGTCTGTACATCAAGATCACCACGGTCAACATCTTCATTAACGATCAAAACTTGTACCATGCCATCCGGGTGTGCGTCGTGCGGATACAAACTCTTAATCACCCTGTCCTCGCCGAAAACAGGCGTTAAAATCTCTTCAAATTTTTCAACTATTTGCTGTCTAACATGGGCCATGTTTAAAAAACCCTCTGCAGTAGACTTTTTATAAACGAATTCTTGGAAGATGAACCGCGACGCTTGTCAAATCTATCATAAAGCCTAGTACGCCAGTAGTCATATCGGGCGTCAATCACATCGGCCGCGATATTCTGTCTTCGCTCCCAGCTATCATCGGCTTCCTTGACAAAATCAATACCGACATCAACAAATCTACCATTTACCCGCTCAACAACGGCGCCGGATTTCTTAGCTGGAAATACACTCTTGATAATAAAGGCTTTTGGAAAATGATAACCCGTCAATTTGACGCCATCTCGCCGGCTTTCTCTTATCCTCTTGCCGTATGATGCAGATAGTGGATACCGAGTAGCAAGCCCCAAAGAAGCCCTAAATTGATTCTTGGCACTACGTACTTTATCTAAAAAGATTCTTTTGCCGAATCTTCGCCTAACCGGTGTGACTAATAGCTTAAGATCCTTTGAGATATCTCGAACCATTTGGGTCCTGACTTTAGCCAGTGAGTCTTTTGCCGCGCGACCCATTGCAATGCCTTCAATATCGCCCCACCTTCTCATGTCGCGAGCGAATCCGCGCAATTCCTTTTGGCCTATAACGCTTATATTAACTGGCATTAGACAACCACCTTCTGTGCAAGACCAAACTCCACTTCACCAGTACGGATCAATGGAGCCGTCTTGATTATCCAACGTGTGCCGTTATCCAAATTGTGTACATCTGCACGTACAACCATTGTTTCGGCATCAAAATCAGCTTCGCTCATTTTTAGAATCACGTCGGTACTTCTGTACATTTCCGTATTATCGGTGTAGTCGTCAATCTGACGATAGTACGCGTTGAACATACTATCGCCGATCTGTGTTGATTCACCTAACCTTTTTAAGATTGATCTGGTGAAACGCCGATAATTCGGTAGCATGTTTTACGCGTGCAACGTCTGAGTAGCCGGAGTTAGCAGTACGTCAACGGTGGTGGCTGCGGATGCTTTCGCGTCCATAGCTTTTCCAAACCCGTCAATATCCCCTGCAACTGCGGCTGAGCTCTTAATAACACGTCCTGTAGATTCGTCCCATGCCAATGGTTCACCTCGGACAAATGCCACACCTGTTCGCGCCGGGAGTTGGAAAACTCCGTCAATGGCTACTGTGCCGGACTCACCGGGCGCAATATTTGTAACTGCTACGCCGGCAAATGCGCCATCAATAACTACATCATTAGAAGCGACGGCATCGCCTCCGGCGGCAACTACGTGATTAAAGCTTTCGCCTTTTCTNNTNTANANAGTCGTCATCTTTATACGCCTCCTCTATAAAGGCCTTTGTAATCAAGTGCTGCCACACCAACGTCGGCTCTCACTCTGTAATATAGTCCATCACGGTCCGGCAGTTCGTAAGAAGTCATAAATGGCTCTTCTTCACCGTTCAGAAACGCGATTACCAGTGTATCGTATACGTTAGGATCAGCAAGTACATACCATCTAGTCTCGCTTGCGTCATCAAGTCTATCATCCACGATAGGGACAAGAGTATTCCTTACAACATTAGGTACAGTGGCCTGACTTGTCTTCAAGGTCTCACCGACATGAAATTGAGATTCCAGTACGGTATTGACCACGCCTTCAAGTGCGACAGGACAATAAATATATCGTGCTCTCACGCCCGCGGTAACATCACCTTCGCCTTTATGCTTTCGCATAGTAGCACGGGCCGCCTGAATTGATTCAGTGGTCGGTACGTCAGTTGCGGTGTTGTTTCTAGCTGCGGCGAAAATAGCCGTGTTATCCCTAGTAAGAATCGCACCGTCGCCAGTGGTTAAAAGACTGGCCGCCATATCACCATACATGCGCTTAACAGCCATTCCCATTTTCTCGGGGATTCTTGTCAACGCATTTAGATCGTCGTTGATAATAGCCTGTCGTGAGATTCCAAAAGATCGGCCGTAAGTCTTGACTCGGACGTTCGCATTGAATTCTCCAAGCGTGCCATCTTCGTACTCACCCTGTTCATCAATTTCAACCGGTTGTGGAAATGCGCCAAGTCCTAAGAGTTGCAGCTCTTTAAAATCTCGGACGCTTTCTTTCCTTGCAATCAGGTTATGATAACTTTCTTGCTCGGTATAACCTTTAAGCATTGATTTATAAGCAGAATCTTCTAGGATTTTGACAAAATCACCAGTACCGTGTTGAAAAGCGGCGCCGACAATTGCATATTCGTTGCCATAGGAAGTAATTCCTTTCTTTTCTAACGAATACTTGGCCATATCAAGAAGTCTCATACCACGAAACTGTTGGCTGACCTCTTTATAGGGCGAATCTTCCGCCGGTTGAACACCACTCTTAGCCAAAACGGCCTCGGTGGCACCACCAACAAAGCCTTCAACCCAGCCGGGGTGTCGCTTATATCGTCCCATTTTGGGTACCTGTTTGTTATTTTTAACTGCCGCTTCGGCATTTTTCTGACTGGTTTCACTAATCACGTCAAGCAATTGAGCCTTAGCCTGTGATACAGTGATCTCAGGATCAGCCATACACTCAACCATTAGGTCGTCATGGCCAGTGTATTTGGCAAATACTTCGCGAATTTCTGCAATTCGTTCTTTATTTTCCTCAACACTTATAGATTCTGGCTCGCCTTCATCTTCTTTAGCTTCAATTTCTTCAGCTTCAGTTGTGTCTGGCTCGTCCACCTGTGTTTCTAGTGTATCTAATATCTTTGCCTTAACATCAGATAGGGACAAGTCCTCATCCTCAATACAGGTGTTCATTAGATCTTGAAGTCCATCATACGAGGCGAAGATAGAACGGATTTCGTCAACCCGCGCGGTTTTCTCCTCAGGACTAAGTACTTTCTTCGTCATATTCTCCGTTCCTTTTTGAGGTTCGTCAATAATATTGTCTACGAAACCTGCATCTATGGCCTGTTTCGCGTTGTAGTAAGTCTCGTTTGACATCGCAGACTTAACATCTTTTTCACTCATTCCGGTCTTTTTGGTGTAGATTCCAACCAAAAGACTTTCATAATGTTCAATTGTTTCGGCGTGTTTGCGCAAATCTTCAGCAGTACCACTCTTTCCAGAACGTGGATTGTGAATCATTACTGTGGCGTTTTCATATGCGCTGACAGTGTCGCACGAGCACATAATGGCACTCGCCATGGAGGCGGCAATGCCTTCTACAATGGCGGTGGTAGGACCGGCGTGGGCTTTGATCTTATCATGGATAGAAAAGCCTTCAACAACTTCTCCGCCACCGGAATTTATGTATACGTTTAGGGGTTCTGTGGCGGGTAGTACATCTAATTGATTGACTACGTCCGTAAACAGAATTTCCCAGCCAACCTCGCCGTAGAGGTTTAAGCGGGTAGAAGTTTCGCCTTTGACACCGTGCTGGCGGTATAGGCTTATCTGACCTTCTTTACCGGCTATCAGTTCCGTTTGCAATTCTAATCACCTTATTCACTAGGATTCCCTTCGTTTGGTGTTGGTGAATTAGATTGTTGATTGTTCTGTTGATTTGGTATCGGCAACAGGCCATTATTATAAAGTTCTTGCTCAGATTGTCGCTGTCTTTGAATTTCGCGCCAATCTCTGCCCCTAGAATTGGCCACGAATTCGCGTGAATCAAGACCATTGTTGATAAGCTCAACGTAATACTTGATTTCTTTAGCCGGATCAATCCAAGGCACTGCGTTAGGGGTGTAATTTGGATAGAGTAAAGAACGCTGACTTACGTTGCTNGGTATCGATACTAGACCGGCTTCTTGGACCGCTTTTAATAAATANGACCANTTAGGCTGCTCGACAGCACTCGTTAACTTACGAAAATGCTGAACTTGTATACCGTGCATCTCGACAAGCTCCTGTCTACGTGAGGAGTAGTTGCCTTCGTAGTTCCTCATCATATTAGAAGCACTGATTGGACCGACGCCGCCTGCAACTTGCTTAGCAATCGCATCCCTGAACGCCATTCTTTCTGAAGAAGGTCTTCGACTCTCTAAAATCTCAGGTCTTTCGCCGGGTTCTAAACTATCAATAATACTTCCCGGCCCGAATTCAATGTCTCTTGGCACGGGTTCACCGTCCGGGCCGAATTTTTGATTCGCTACACTGTATTCTTCAGGCGATCCTTTGTTTATAGCCAAGGCAAGCGACGCGGCAACCTGTTGCGCCACCAACTCATACTCATCAATCTTTCTTAAGGCTTCAATATCGTTTATGACGGGCGCAAGCGCGCTGACTCCACGTGTTTGGCCAATTTCCGTACGATACATGAAATGGCTTATCAAATGCGCCGGTATTGTTACTACATCTTGCTGATTTAGTAATGAACCAAAGCGGTATTCTTCTACTCTGCCTAACTTATCTCTAACAATTCCGTCGGTATGGTCAATACTTGATAGTAAACTATCAGCCGTAAGGAGCGTATATGTATAGGGGATTCTNGAACCGGCTGCCTCAAGTCCCGGGTTGTGCTGAATAAATATCTCGCCGTCGCGATAATAACTACGCGCAACTAACAACTGCGATTCTAATTCAGTGTAAGTGCCGGTTGATTCGCCGGTTTCCTGCCATTCATACCACAATTCTTGGAGCTTATCTGATAATTCCAGTAGTGGATCACCAGTGACAGTAGTCACGGAAGGCTCCGGTACGATACCTGAACCAACTAACCCAACTTGGATGTGGTTGAGAATACTTGATACGATACCGGTATTTTGTTCAAGTTCTCGTGCGCGGTTTCGAATAGTCTCAAGGTCAACTAAGCTTGGAGTTGGACCTTCATGCCTGTTAAGCCTGTATTCGCCAGACCTTCGGCGTCCTAATGGATCTGCCGCGTCATAACGTGCCGCAATGTCTCTATTCTTAAGTTGTCGCTGGTTTTGTTTAAACCCTAGAGCAGGGAATAAATTTCTAACTTTCACTATTTAAAGACAGCTGTCCCGGAAACGCCCCTGAAACTTCTTAAACCTGACGACGCGCGTACCAATTTATTTTTCCGGCTGACCCAGTAATCCAAGTTCTGCCGTGCTTCGGCAGATGAATCAAAAGCAATGATTCTGTCGCCGACCTGAAAAGATCGCCCTTCGGCTAATGCGGCTAAGGCATCCGACCAAAGTTGTATATTTTGGTCGCAAATTTCTTCTGTTATAACTTGAGGCATTCGGCAATTATAAACCGAATAGATTCCTCTTCTTTTTCTTTATCGTAGGGGCAGCCGAAACTGGTGCGGCGGGTTTAGTAATTACTCCGCCACCTTCAATGATGGTTCTATTCTTATTTCGACCATTCTTTTCCGCGATTTTGTATGCGCAAATCGCATAAACGGTTGTGTCAAGGACCTCATTATCAACTCCTTGTACCTGCTGATATTGCAATACGGTACGGCCATTTCTTTTTACCGGACGTTTTTCTTCAGACACAAGCTGCTGATACCATTCGTAGTCTTCACTATTAAGATGAATATATCCGGGGCCTTCCTCATCAATCAAAAGACGTGAGAACAATAAATCCTTGCCATTAGTAACTCCCATACTGACAAGATATATATCATGCTTTCGATCTCTTTTTCTAGGCACGGTAATCAATGGTGCCGAGGTATTGTTGGAGCCTTTTCCGGCGTAAAGGATTCGGTGGCCTCTTATCTTTACTTCTTCGTACACCTTATACGTAGCATAGCCGGAGTCGACCACTGCCTGAATGACGGGCATCGTCGAACTCGGGTCTGATTCTAAGGGCAATCCAGTCTGCAGGTCTTGGTATAAATCCTTCCAAACATGTGATTGATTTGGATCTCCCATGTATACTCGGTAATCAAGACTCCACGCTTCTTCATGTGGTTCTGGACCCCAACCAATAAAATGACATTCGACACGATCTGATTGGACATCAATCCCGGCGGTTATGCAAATAACTTCGTCCGGTACACCGGCGTATTCCTCTCTCCGACGGTACAACGGATCCGGTTCGACAACAACAATATCGGGTTCGTAGAAAAGGCCGAGCCATGTATTCTCGAAGCTTTGTTTTTTCTCTTGGTCGTTCCCACATAGACTATGGACATGACATATTTCTGACCATTGTTGTCGGGGATTGTAGGCACTCCAAATAAAAACACCAACAGACCTAGGCATCGATACCGTTTCATAGTCTTTTTTAAAACAGTTATCTTCCCAGTAGGTGCCGTTGTCTGACTCCCAGCGGCCACTTTGCACCATTGATCGCTGCTGTTCATACCCATGAAACGCGCCACATTTAGGACAAATCCAACTGGCGGTGTCGGGCTTGCCTGTATCGTATCTAATTCCACTTGTGCCGTCGGCGCCTGACCACTCTATAGACTCCCGCGAATTACAGCTTGGACATAAAATCTTGAATTTCAATTTCAATTCGGCGTCCTTCATGTTGTCTTGAACAAGAGATTCGCCACTTATCAACGGTGTTGTACCGATAATTAACTTAGGTCTCGGTGAAGCCATGGAGCGCATTCGTCCAAGAGAGATAGGATCGCCTTCTCCAAGATTTCTGGGAATTCCGTCAAGCTCGTCAAATATCACGGTGTCGGCGTCGATCGCTCGATAATTATTCGTAGATGATCCACCGAGCGAACGTAATATCGTGCCATTCGTTAGGTTGATACTCTTGGCAACCTTCCTACTTCCAAGGCCTGACGTATACTTCCTTAAAATCGGTACGTCTCTGACAGCCGGTCTCAACCTTGCCTGCATATGAATCGCCGCCAAATCCTCGTTCGGATTGTACGTGATAGTATTACGCGCCTTGTGTACTTGGTGATAGAAGGTAAGTACCGTAAGTACCGTAGTGAAACCGACACGCGCGCTCTTTTGGACAACGACGGTTGGAATATTGTCGTGCGTTAATATGTCCATGAGACCTATTTGATACGGGGTTGGTCTGAAATAACCCGGCTGCGCTGACGATTCGTTCGATAACATCCAGTGGAGGGTTGCCCAGTCGCTGCACCTTAAAGGCTTAGCCGCACGTAGCGCGTCAAGTGCCCGTTCACAACTATCTCCAAGATAATCTAAAGAATCATTTTCAAACACGCTTAATTTCATTTAAAAATTTCTACTTCGGCAGCTGCGCATTTACGAAAGCATTTCTGGCATCCGCTATACGGGTTGCGACGGCGTCTATTACATCAGCCGGTGCACCGGGTAAAAGCATTTCTATTTCCGGGATAAGCCCGTCGAATATCTTTACGGCCAGTTGTGCGGCTCTTGACAGCGCCAGCTCTAAATCCTCTCTCGGTGCAAGGTTGGCCTCGCGGGCTTTATACTCCTGCTCCTTCAAATCGGCATTGAATTTACGCAGCCTTACGGTCTGGTGTTCTAGGTCGTTGTCTTTGGCCAGCTGCTCCATATCGCCAACCTCACTCAATGACTTAAACGTCCGGTGGAGTTCAAATAGAAGCGCCACCTTTTCAAAGAATGTACCGGGTGGTTTAGGCCGATCCTCGAGTAGCTTCTTCATGTCGCTGTACTTGAGTCCGGTTATCGCGGACACATGGTGCAGGTTCAACTTATCCGTCGCTTGCTCAATATCAGCTTGACACTTTTGGAAAGTAGGTTTAGCCAATTTTTCCTCTGGGATGATTTTTCAAAATAGAAAAAAATTTTAGGACAAATAAACGAAATGAGCTTTTTCAAAATTGGGGCTGCCGTTTCGGAGGCCATGC